GGATTGGAGGCCTTGAAACCATCCGCCACTCCCGTCTTGAGGCATTGCAGCGTACCGAACGCACGGGTGCCGTCGGCTTCCTCGCTCTGCGTATGGTCCAGCAACCCCTTGGGCTTGTCCGTCCCGTTTCCGGTAAGGAACGCGGCCCCTTCCTGCTCCGCGAACTGAATGGCGATGTCCGCCGCCAGTTCGGACTCCACATTGAAGAACAGATCGTCCAGCGCCTTCTGGGTCACGGCGGGATTGGCATAGATTTCCCCGAACACGGGCTTGAGTTCCGCGAATTTCGCCGTGGCCGTTTCGGAACGGGCCGCCTTTTCGCCCACCCAGCCGGAAGCCGTGCCGCCGAGATTGACCAGCTTGCGGAAGTCCTCAGTGCCGATGGTCACGACGCGGCACACCTGACGCATGGGCGACTGCTCGCGCAGCAGGCGCAGGATTTCCCGGTCCTGCTCGACGGGAACGGCATAACCGCCGTCCGCCTGCGTACCCACGCTGATCGCCTTCGCTTCCAGCCCGGAAAGCCCGGCATCGTCACCCTTGCGGATCCATTTCAGCCAACCGGCCTTGTGTTCGGCCTCGATATGCGCCTTTTCGTCGTTCCCCGCCGCGCCGGGGCGGTTGGCCTTCTTCGCCACCTCGTCCAGTTCCTTGGACAGGCGGGCGATCTCGGCTTCGGCTGATCCTACTTTGGCCTCAAGCTCGGAAACGGCCTTGCCCTCGGCCTTGGCCTTCAACAGTTCGTCGTTGGATTTCTTGAATTCGTCGAAAGCCTTATTCTGTTCTTCAAGGAGATCCTTCAGTTCCTTGTCCATGAAAACTCCTACCCTCTGAGGGTATTGATGTTGCGCCGCACCAGCGCGGCAAGCTCCCCAACACCGCCTTCCTCGGCATCCCGCAGAGGCATGGCCCTGAAACCATCGGCAAGGATGGCCTTTGCCTGTACACGCGAAAACCCGGCATCCCGCAGGGCTTTCTCGGCGTCGCGGATGGACGGGCCGTCCGCATCGCTCTTGATCCCCGTCACCCGCGCCTTGCCGTTGGCCGGGAAGGTGACAAGGGAAAGTTCCACCAACTCCACGCGCTTCAACGTGCGGCGCGGCTCATCCGGCTTGCTCCGGTTCGCCCATTCGATGGCCCGGAAGCCGATGGACATGCCGTTGATGGCAGGACGGGGCTGCATATTCATGAGCGCGTACATCTCGCGGCCTCTCGGCGTATCCGCAAGCCTGCCCTCGACGTACAGCCCGTGTTCGTCCTCCCGCATCTCCGTCCACACGCCGATGGGCGTCAAAGACTCCGCGCTCATGTCCCAGCCGCCGTGCTGCGAAAGCATGGCCGGCCAGACGCCGGACGTCTTGAAGTCGGCTATGGTCTTGGTGAACGCGCCGTTGGCGATCACGTCGCCGTAGGCGTCCATGTTCCCGAACACAGCCCCGTACCCGCTGAAGGTCATGGAATCGGCCCCGGCATCGGGAGCCGCCTTCAGCTCGACAAGGCCGCAATCAAGCCTTTCCATCCTCGTCTCCTTCCATCGGGTTCTGCCCCGGCTCGGCCATATTCAGTGGCACACGGTATTCGTCGCCGCCCACATAGGGGTTCATGTCCTCAAGCTCCCGGATGTCGTTGGGGGACAACGCCCCCACGCCGTACAGCCGCGTGTAGAACTCGGCCCGATCCTTCGCCGCCCCGCGCATGAGGCCGTTGACGTTGAACTTGAAATAGTAGCCGTCCCGCCGCTCCGCTTCGCTCAGGAGCCACCGGGACGCGCTCTTTTCGAGGCAGGCGTACCAAGGCCCCAACGTGTGGACGGCATGCTGCAAAAACATCTGTTCCGCGCTGGCGTAGGTGCTGGCCTTGTCCGAACGCCCCACCATGATCGGCAGGACGCCGAACGCCCGGCACACCTCCTCGACCTGATACTGGCGGGATTCGATGAACTGCGCGGCGTCGTTCGGCATGGAAAGCTGCGTCCACTTCATGCCGGAACCGAGTACGGCGGCCCTTCCCGCGTTCTCCGTTCCCGCAAAGGCCGCTTCCCACGCCGTGCGGAGATCCTTGCGCTGGTCCTTGTTAAGGCTTTGATCCGTGGACAGGATGCCGGATGGCCTGACGCCGTTGCGGAACGAGGATGCCCCGTGCGTTTCCAGCGCGAGGGACAGCCCGATGGCTTCCCGGGCCAGCACCACCCCGTCGAGCCCGGAAACGCCGTCCCACGACAGCCAACGGACATGCCACATGTCCTTGCGCGGGACCGTGATGTACCGCTTGTCCTGCGTGGTGATCCGGTAGGTCAGCTCCCAGCCGTCGCGCTCGATGGACACGCAGCCGGGCGGGTAAGGCAGCATCTCGACGATGCGGCCCCCTACCCTGTTCAGCCAGATGTAGGCGTTCCCGGTGAGGCACAGGTGCAACGCCAGCATGTGGCGGAACTCGAACGCCGTCTGAAATTCATTGGGGGCCATGTCCATAAGCTCGTACAGCCCGTGCCCGACAGCGGGGTTCCGGTTCCTGCCTTCCGCCCGGTACAGCTTGAAGGGGACCTGCGCCAGCCCGTTGGCGATCACCCGCACGCAGGCCAGCACAGCGGAACACTCCAGCGCCGTCCGCGCGTTCACGGCCACACCGCTACGGGCCGCCACGCCGCTGAACAGCGCGACAAGCTGATCGTAACCGCCCACAGGCTCAGGGCCGGACTTTCGGAACCAGTCTAACAATCCCATCACCACACCTCGACAAAAAAGGTATCTTCCTCGACCGGAACCCCGCCCACGGCCCCGTTCATGGCCATCGCCAGCGCGACAATCCCGTCAATCCGGCCCGTACTCTTGATCTTGTCGAACTTGCGGTTCCCGCTCGGGTCCTGCTGCACCCGCACGTTCGAGGCACACATGGTCAGAACGGGATGCATCCCGTGACGCATGGTTCCCTCGGCAAGCACGTCCTCCAGCGTTTCCACCGCCGGGTTCATGTCCCGGAAGCCCTGCCCATGCGGGATCATCCGCAAGCCTCCGGGCATGGGCTCGTCCCTGCCTTCCACCCATGCGTCCACGCCTTCCTCGCGCAGGGCCCGCACCATGTCGTCGATGCGCCAACGGTCGAATTTCAGCCCAGCGATAGTCATCCTGCCGTGCAGTTCCGCGATGTTGCGGGCTACGAACCGATAGTCGATGGTCCGGCCCGGTGTGGTGTTCAGAAAGCCTTGCCGCGCCCAGAGGTCGTACCGAACGTGATCCCGCTCCGAACGCTCCCGGATGCCCTCGACGGGCGTCCAGAACAGCGGCATGACGTGCCTGTCCCCCTGTTCGTCCTGAACCGTCAGCATCAGCGCGGTAAGGTCGTTCTTTCCGGACAGATCGAGTCCGCCGAACACGGGCAAATCCTCAAACAGCGCCAAATCCGGTTTCCCGCCGCTCCGCCGCCAGACTTCCGGGGTGATGAAATGCGCCGCGCCGTCCACGCGCTGGTTGAGATAGAGGTTACGGAATGCCGCCTCAGCCGCGGGCATCCGTTTCGCCTTCTCCGCCATCTCGCGCATGTCTTCCAAAGACCGGAAATCGCCAAGGGCTGGGTTCGCCAAATACCAGTTGGCCTCGTCCCACGGATCCGCATCCATCGGCACCGAAAAAAGGAACGTCTTGAACTTCGGATCTTCGATCTCGCCCCGATTCACCTTCTGGCCGTAGTCAATGAGCTCGGAAAGGACGGCGTTGTCGCTGGCGGCCTGCGTCGAAATGCACCACACCAGCGGATCGGCGTGCGCGCCCCGCGAGGTCATCATCACATCGTACAGCTCGCGGTCCGTGCCAAACTGCGCCAGCTCGTCGAACACGATGAAGGATGACGACTTGCCGTGTTTGCCCCGCGTCTCGCTGGACAGGGCCGTGAATTCGGAACCGCTCACCGGATCGACCAGCCTCTTGCGCGACTCGACGACGTTCAGGCGTTCGGACAGCTCCTCGTCCATGTAGATCATGGCCGTCATCAGCTTGAACAGCACGGACGCCTGTTCCCGGTCGTGCGCCAGCGAATAGAGCTGGCCGTTCCTGACGGCTTCCGGCCCGCACAGGTGCGCAAGGCACAGCCCCGCCACCAACGCGGTCTTGCCGTTCTTGCGGGACATGGACAGCACGGCCTGGCGCACCACGCGCCGCCCTTCCCCGTCCTCCGCGTCGTAGACCTCCCGGATGATCGCCTTCTGCCAGCCGCGCAATACGAACGGCTGCCCCACTCCGGCGCCGTCCGGCGTCCGCAGGGTTTCGATGAAGGCAATCATTTTCTCCGCTCTGGTCATCCGGCTACGCTCCAAACATCAGCCCGGCCCGTTTGGGCTTCGGCTTCTCGTCATGCTTCCCGGCAGCCTTGGCGTTGATGCGGCTGTTCACGCACAGACGCAGCTTTGTCGCCAGCTGGCTCAAAGAACTGTTGCTGTTCACGAGCACCTCGTGCCAAGGGTTGCGCTTCACCGCGCCGGAAGCCGTCTCAATGACCTCGCCCTGCTCGGCAAGCATCCGTTCCGCACGGTTGCGGCGCGCATACTCTTCACAGTAGGCCCGCAGCAGGGGCACGTCCCCGGCCTGAAAATAGCCTCGCGGGTGCGCGTCCACGATGTGCCGCCACAGTTCCGCCGCATCCTCGGACATGCCCTCCGGGTGCGGGAAAAAACTCCCGGCGGGCGTCATCATCCGCAGCCGCCTTGACTGTTCAGGTTCCGGGCCCCGTGCTCCCATCACATCCCCGCATTCCAAGGATGCGCCTTGTCCGTGGGCATCCCGTTCTCGTCATGGCCGCCAATGATGCCGCCGTGCTCCACCCGCTGCTTGCGGGAGTCGTGACAAAACTTGCAGAGCGCCTGCCAGTTGTTCTCGTCCCAAAACAGCACGGGGTCCCCTCGGTGCGGGCGGATATGGTCGACCACGGCGTCGGCACCACGCAGAGCCTTCCCGCACATCGCGCAAAACGGATGCTCCCGCAGAAAGGCAATCCGCGCCTTGCGCCACTGCGCTCCGTACATGCCCCCATGCTTGCCCACAAAATTACCCCCCTAAATTTTCCCGAAACTGTGCGTAAAGGGGCACACGCGGTCACGGGGCTGTGTGCTCCAGAGATCCGATCCCCCCTCCCCCAACGGCCTAAACGTCATCGTCGTCCCCGCCCACGGCCTCATCCACCCGCCGCTCCACTTTCCGCTTGCTGCGAAGGAGCACCCGCCGCAACAGGTCCGGCACGGGGATGCCGAGCCGCTGCATGTGGGCAATGACGGATACGGCGTCCGTGATGATCAGGTAGGCAATGAAAAGGTTCAGCAACGGCATGTCGAACCCGCCGAAAGACCGGGAAAGGCTGGCGTTGACCACGCCGACAATCAGCAAGTAAAGACAGTAGGCCGGGAACTTGAGCGCCCCGTGCGCCAGCATCCGGCAACGGAAATGCCTGCGCCGCACGGCGTCCGCCAGCCCAAAGGCAAAGTCGGCCACCAGCATGGCCCCAAGCATCCACAACAGATAGGCGTCCCCGCCGAACAACGAGACGGCACCCGCGACGCACGAACCTATGACGGCCTTCTCAGGCCACAAGGCCAGCAGGCTTTGCGTGTAGTAGGCAAGCCCCTCCATCGGGGCGGGCGGCTGCATCATCATTCCTTCCCGGCTGCGGCCCGTATCGCCGCCTTGTCCGCATTGCACACGCCGAGCGCCTGCCGCAGATCCAGCGCGTAGCCGAGCAGATCGGCATTCGTCACGCCGTTCCACAGGGGGGTGGGCGTTTCCGCCGTCAGGTACGCCGGGGCATCCTGCCGGATTATGACGGGCATGGTCGCCATCGGCTTACCTGAGCAGCCCGTCAACGGCAGGAGGCAGCACAGTGCCGCCCCAATCGCCAGTCTGCCTGTCATTCCGCATAGCCTCCCGCAGCTTCACGCGCTGCCGTTCCCGATCCTGTTCCAACGCCGCCAGCTTCCCTTCGCGTTCTTCAAGGCTTTCTTGAAGTTTGGCATGGGCCGCCGTCATGTCCTCGAGAGCGGCACGGTTTCGCTTTGCGCTTTCCTCCCATGTTACGGCGTCTTGCCGGGCAAGATCCCGCTGCTCCGTCACGATGAACGCAAGCACGCCGAGAGCAAGGCAGGCCACGGCAAAGACGGCGCAGGCGATGCGTTCGATATTCATCACCACTCCCGCTCCAGCCCCATATCGAGGTGCACGAAGTTCTCGTAGCCCCGATGGCCGATGCCCCGGAACCCGCACTTACGGGCCAGCTTGATGAATGCTGTATGCCGCTCTTTCGGCATACGGACATCAAAGGCGAGGGTCAGATGCTGCGAATGCGCGACCCCGCCCACTTCCTTGTTGTGCCTGAAGCAGCGGTGACCGCAGTTGATGACGAGGGGCTCGCCCCACATGTCGCGGAGCCGCTGGAGCGCGTCCATGCTCGCCTCGTCCACGACGATCTCCCCGCAGCATTTGCAGGCGATCTCCTTAGGGGTGAAGTTCGGCCATTTCCCGGACCAACGAGCTTCGGTATAGTGCATGAAAAACGCTCCTGAGTTTGGTCAGGAGCGTAGCATGAAGAAGGGGGTGAAGCTCAAGGGTTTGTTGGACTGTTTCTCAGTTTACGCCAGTAGCCATGTCTCCCATCTGCGGATTCGACCCACACGTCCGTGTATTGACAGTGTTGGCAGCCGTAGAAACGCGTAACCATGGAGCCATGGCGACGCTTGCCATAACAACGCATCTCATTTCGTCCGCATATCGGACAGGGAGGGCATTTTCGGAGACGCCCCGGTCTGTTCTCGCTCTCGAACGGGCTCATGCTTCCCCCTTTCTCCCGACAAATCTGAGGACGTGTTTTCTCCGTACTTGATCCTTTTCATACTCCGTCAGGCTGTGCCGCATCATCCGGCACACAATCAGGGCGTTTCCGGCGGTGGAAAGCACACTCAGTATGCTGTCGTCAACATCGCTGCCCTGTTCATCCACGAAAGACTGCGCCCCTTTCATGCACCGCAGGAAATAAGCCTCCAACTCGTCAAGGCTCATCTCCGGGAATCTATAGCCCTCATAGCCGACCATCCTGCGCCCCCCATCACCGTCGTCATCAATCGTGGGAAACACCATCTTTTCGTCATATTCACACATAGCACGTCTCCTTTTTCGATTCACCATCGCGCGGCCCCTTTCTCTTTCAGGGGAGAATCCCCTCCCTCCCTTCAGGGGAGGAGGGGGTTACCCCTCCCCTGAAAGGGGAGACTCTTTTGCCGCTTTGCCACATTCATAAAATCAGCTACTTACGAAGTGGCAAACATTTTCTGCCGCTTCTCTTTTTTGCCACTTCTCAAAAATCTTTCAAATCAACATGTTATGAAGTGGCAAACCCTTTTTTGCCGCTTCTTGCCACTTTGCCGCTTCTCCTGTTGCCACTTCTTGCCACTTCTCTTTGCCACTTCTCCCGACCCTTTTTTACCGGGTCAGGCTCCGGTCGGATTGAAGTCGAACGGTCGCTCTTCCGGCGGATCGTAGTTCTCGCCCGGCACCAGATAAACGGTCTTCCTCCCCGACTCGTTCGCCGTCTCCCAGAGTTCCAACCAACCCTCGAACAGCGCCCGCTCAATGGCGTCGTCAAGCAATCTTCGTGACACACCCCATTCGGAATCATACACGCGAATGAAGGAGCGCCGAGTGATGTGGCGGCTTTCCTTCGCCAGATCCGCAACCTTGGCGCAGACGCGGGGCATAATGTCCACTGGCGGGGCGCTCCCTTCTTTCCGTGCGGGCGCCACCGGGTACAGGACACCATTTTCCCCGCGGCGCAGGAAGAACATATCCCCTTGTGCCGCATAGTTGAGCTTACTGGCCTTGCCCGCCAGATACTCGCCGGGGCGCGGCATCGCCGGAAGATTGAGCCGCTTTTTCGCCACACCAGGAGGCAGAACCACCAGATTGCAGGCCCCGCGCATCCCGGCCACAATAGCCCCGGATCCGCGCACGGTGTCCACGTGCAGCGCTTCTTCCAGATTGAACTTATCGCCCCGTCCCGTGCCGTTCTTGACGCTATGGTGGACCACGATGATAGCCGCGCCACTTTCCCTGCCGAGCTGGGCTAATTTGGAGCAAAAGAACTGCGCGGCCTCCTCGTTGCGCTCCACGTCCGCACCATGCAGGAGGTTGAGCGGATCCAGAATGACGGCGGCGAGATCCGGCATACGCCTGGCGGCGTCCAGCAGAGCATCGAAGGCTTCTGTGGTTGTCAGCCCCCGCGCCGGGTCGTCGCGCACCAGCCGCATGTCCTCACCAAGGCAAATCTGGATGTTGACCATGCGGTCGAAAGCATCCAATTCCTCGGCGCTCAGTTCCTGCCCCACCCGATGCGTACGCTGCCAGATAGGTTCCTCCGGATCTTCGCAGAG